GGCACATATACTTTGGCCGGTGCCGTTACTGGTTTTGAGGCTTTTTCCGAGGTTGGCGACGGCAATACGACATACTACGCATGTACGGACGGTACGGACTTCGAGGTGGGTATCGGCACCTACACGGCGTCTGGTACGACGTTAGCCCGTACAACGATTCTGCAATCCAGCAACGCCGACGCGGCGGTTAGTTGGTCAGCGGGCAGTAAGACCATCTTCATCACGCAGCCAGCAGAGAAGGCGGTGTTCCTTGATGGAAGTGATAATCTTACATTAAACCTGCTATCTGACGGTGCCTTAACTCTTAAAAGAGATGATAGCGGCGTTGGCGGCATAATCACGGTTGAGAATGACGGAACTGGTGACGCGGCTATCGACTTCGTCCTCACAGGAACGCGTGAATATAGCGTCGGCATTGATAACTCAGACAGTGACAAATTTAAGATTGCTACTAGCGCGGGACTTGCTACCGGCGCAGCGTTGGAAATCAGCACTGCCGGTGATGCTACATTTTTGAACGACCTAACCATTTCAGGCGACCTGTTCGTCAATGGCGGCACCATTCGTTCAGAGGACGGCACTCTCGACTTCGGTGATAACAGCACGGATAACTGGGGTCAGATTAGTTTTCAGTCTGGCGCTACGATTAACGGATTTAGTTCGCAGTTTAACAACGCTGTCCGGTTCTCAAATGAGCAGGGTGGCACTAACCAACATATGCTGCTCCTCGATACGGCAGCAAATAGTTCCGCGAATATTTGGGGCGTTAGTCAAAATGATACTCCCATCTTTGGTGTGACCGGCCAGTCTCACATAAAGATGTATCACCCCAATGGGTCCAGTAATTCCGTCACTATTTCCCCTACCACGCCGACTGCATCCCGCACCATCACCCTGCCCGACGCAACTGGCACGGTTGCTCTGACATCAGACATAAACTCCACCAACGTCACCGCTGCTGGCGCACTTATGGACAGCGAGGTTACGAACCTTGCTGACGTGAAGTCATTTGACCCTGCTGACTACGCCACTGCGGCGCAAGGCACTACTGCTGATTCTGCTATGCAGGATTTGGTTGACGACACTACCCCTCAACTCGGCGGCGTACTAGACACAAACGGCAACAACATCGAGTTTCCAGACAGCAGTGGCGCAGAGGTTAATCGGCTGAAGTTCGGTGCTGGTCCTGACCTTCAAATCTACCACGATGGCATCAATTCGTACATCTCAGAGACAGGGACTGGGATTCTCTACATTAACTCAACACCGGGCGGCTGGATTAGGGTCGGGTCGGGCGACGAGACATCAGCCTACTTCAAGGGCAACGGCGCGGCGGAACTGTACTACGACAACGCCAAGAAGCTGGAGACGACAGCCGATGGCGTCGATGTCACCGGCCAACTAGACGGTGACGTAATCGAACTCGCTGGCGGCGTAACCTACGACCCGCCGGGTACTACCGGTACTGATACGGCGACGGATGTGGGCCTTGCGTTGCAAAGTGGCCAAAGAATTGTTTTAGGCTATGATGGCTACATTAGAACCATTGTAGACGCACAATGGGGCCAGCCTTTGGAAATTGGTGCAAGCGGCACCAGTGCGTTTGCTAATACAGAAATCTACGGCGGCTCACAGGGCGTGAAGCTGTTCTACAACACGTCAACCAAACTGCAAACAACCAGCGATGGCGCAGAAATACTGTCAACGGATGATGGTGCTGGTAACGAGCCTATCCTATCATTGTACCGTCACAGTGCCTCTCCTGCCGACCAAGACCACGCTGGAACTATACAGTTCAATTTCCAGAACGATGCCGACCAAAAGGTTTTGGGAGGCAGAATATATTCAGAAGTTGATGATGTAACTGACGGCAGTGAAGATGCCGCGATTAAGATTGCGGGTTTGCGTGGCGGCAGTGAGCAAGAATATTTAGAACTTTCCTTTGGCTTGGTGCAGATTACTGGGGATAGCCTCTTTTTTCCGCCCGGCAAAACGATTCTGTTTGAAGGCAGTACATATGACACCGCCCAAACCACGCTAACAGTTGCTGACCCAACAGCGGACCGCACCATCACCCTGCCCGACGCTACTGGCACGGTTTTAACCACTGGCAACTCTGACACGCCGACCACGACGACTAGCTCATCTGATGCTGACTTTGTTCTTGTGGATGACGGCGGCACAATGAAGAAGATTACACCTGCCAACTTGGGCATCACAGCGGGAGCGGCTTCGGTTGACGACGCAACCGCACTGGCAATCGCACTAGGATAGGAACATGGCAAACACATTCAAAGTAAAGACGAATGCGGCCATGCCAGCGAGTGCTGGTACGCCGCTTACCCTGTACACCGTACCGTCCAGCACGACCAGCGTGGTCTTGGGATTGATGCTGTGTAACGTACACACCAGTCAGGTGACTGCTGACGTACAGCTTGTGTCCGACACATCTGACACGGAAACCAACGAGACGGTGCTGCTGGTTAAGGACATCCCGATCCCGGCGGGATCTTCTGTTGAGTTGCTGTCTGGCAACAAGGTTGTGTTGCAGACCACCGACGTGTTGAAAATCGACTGCAACATCGCGGCCAAGATCGACGCGACATTGAGCATTATGGAGATCACCTGATGCCGTTTATTGGCAACCCCATAACGTCACAGTTCCAGGCGAGGCCAGCTACCGAAGAGTTCAACGGTGACGGCTCGACCACTACGTTCACGCTAGGCACGGCGGTGACGCAGGAAGATATTATTGTATCTGTGGACGGGGTTATTCAGGAAAGCGTGGATGCGTTTACCGTGCCGGATGGCACAACCCTGACGTTTACGGCGGCACCGTCTAGCGGCACTGGCAACATCTTCGTGATCTATATGGGCGTTGCAGCGTCGTCTGTAACACCGCCGGAGCAGAACAAAGGAAACTTCAAGGGTGGTGGCCTGTTCCGTACCAACGCACAGTCGTTGACTGCCGACACAACCATCCTTGCAACTGAGAACGCTAACGTAACTGGGCCGTTTACCGTAGCCAGCGGTGTGACCCTGACAGTCGAAAGCGGCGGGACACTGGTGACGCTATGAGTACATTGAAGGCAGATACCATTCAGTCAACCAGCGGCGGTGCGGCTACGCTGACCAGTCAAGCAGCGGCGAAAGTTCTGTTCTGTATGAATTTGGGCGGCTCCACCTTGATGAATGTTGCCACAAACGCAATCTCCACACAGACGCTGAACGTGTCGAGTGGAACAGACGCCGGGACAGGACTGGCCCGTGCTAATCTGACTAACGCTATGAACGCTTTGGATTACATCTGGAGTGAAGGCGCACAAGCTGCGAACCACACTTTCAACCTGTCAACAGGCGTAGCAACAACAAGCCTTGTGCCGTTTGAGGTTCACGCCGCCGACGCTGGTGCTGACGACGACAGGCTTGGGTGCGGCACAGTGAACGGAGACCTCGCATGAGTACCATCATCGCAGACAATCTCACCGGCAAGACTGCGGCTGGTAATGTGACGGTCACCTCTGAGGGCGGCGCAGCTACGATGCAGTTGCAGCAGGGGCTGGCGAAGGCGTGGGTATTATGGAACCAATCTAGCCCAACCGTTTATGACAGCCTGAACGTGTCTTCTATGACCGACAGTTCGACTGGATTTTTTGACATGAATATTACGAACGCTATGGGTTCGACAAACTATGTCTGTCACTTCAATGCCAAAGTCACTGCCGACCACGCCGGTCAATCGCTTGATGTAAGGAATGACGCAACAGATACAAACGCCAGCCGTATGGAAGTGTTTTATACTGAAAACAATGTGGCGCGTGACACGACCCGTCTCAACCTGACATTCTTGGGAGACCTCGCATAATGGCTGGCACAATCGTAGCAGACACCCTGACCCACTCGACTGCGGGTTCGCTGACCACCGATTATGTCGTGAATGGTAGTGCGAAGGCTTTTGTTGACTACACATCTGACACAACTACAGCGGTCAACGGCTCTGCAAGTTTAAACGTAGCCTCGCTAAGTGACGGCGGCGTGGGGTTGACAACCACAAATATGACAAACGCTATGTCTGAGGCTAACTATTCAGTCCCGACAGGCACTCGTGGGGGTCTTACAGAGGGGACAAAGTGTTTTCAAAACGGGGCAAAAACAGCTTCTTCTTTTTCAATATATACAACTAGCGGTGCTGGTGCGGCGGGAGATATCGGCAATACATACGCTACAGTTCACGGAGACCTCGCATGACAGTGACACCTGAGTTTACCGGCACCCACCTGTGGGACAGGCTCTGCTGGGCCAAAGAGAACCTTGAGGGTGTGCAGTCAGACTACCGTGTCGTCTATGAGGATAGCGTCGATGAATGTGCAAAGATACTGGTTCCTGACCCTAACTGGATGGCGTGTGCGCTACAGGGCGGTATCCTGCCTCCTGTCGAAGTATACTGGGAACTAGCCAAAGACGAAGCCCAGCCTGACTTCAAGAAGCACACCCGTGGCTACCTGTTGCATGAGACACCGCCCGTTGGCCCTATGACCGAAGAAGAGGCCATTGAGTACCTGATTATGAAAGATTGCCCACAGTCCGTATGGAAATCGTGGGACGAGGGCAACCGCCCGA